TTTATGTTAATTAAGCGTGGGGTATTTGAAGCACTCAAAGATAAAGTGCCAACCTACACCAACGACATGATTCTCATTGTTGACAAGAACCCAGTAAAGAAGATTATCCATGAGTATTTTGCTACTAGTATCGACGAACCAACCAACCGTTTGCTTTCGGAAGATTATCACTTTTGCAAACTGGCTAGACAGAATGGCTTTAAAGTTTATGCGGCTCCTTGGGCGCAACTGACCCATAGTGGTACGTACAACTTTAACGGCACATTACCAAGGGGCTAAGATGCTACCAAACTGCGAACTTGTTAACGTCTTCGGCACTCAGTACCTAGTATTCAAGGGCAGAGACCTTATCTCCAATGCGCTTAAGCAAGGTGGGTATGAGGTAGAAGTATTTGGTATAGCCCAAAAGATACTTCAAAAGCACAAGGATGGCATCGTGCTAGATATTGGCGCTAACTTGGGTAGCTTTACGTTACCCCTAGCCAAGGCTAATCCACACCTAACCTTTCATTCGTTTGAACCCCAACGGATTATTTACTATCAACTATGTGGTAACACGTTAATAAATGGACTAGACAACGTGCACTGCCACAACTTTGGGTTATCTAATCAACGGGATCGGTTTGATATTGAACTGCCTGATTACGCAACGGAAGGCAATATTGGTGCGTTTAGTATGGACAAAGAAGTCCGTGAGAATGAATACGAGTGCCAAACTAAGGGTAATACAGAAACGATGGTGGTATTCCCGTTAGACGATGGTCGGCATCAAAAAGTACGACTTATAAAAATTGACGTAGAAGGGCATGAACTTGAGGTAATCAAAGGTGGTATTGATACGATTAAAGGAAATAACTACCCACCCATCATCTTTGAAGCATGGACTTGGAAGCCTTGGTATCAAGAAAAGCGCACTGCTTTGTTTGATTGCTTAAAAGGTCATGGCTACGAGATCACCGAAGGCATCAATAGCAATAATCTTGCCCAACATCCTGACCATGGAGAGATGCTGAAATGATTGAGCCGATTCCGTTTGTAGGTAATATTGACATCGAAGACAAACAAATGTCTAAAAAAGAGATTGAACAGATGCTAAAAGATATGCTTGGCGACGACCCCCAAAGCGACATAAAATACGTAGTATTGGCTGATGGTTCAGTCTATTTTTTCCGTAAAGAAGGAGATCGCTATGCCATATGTGAACAAACCCCGCCCTTACAAGAAGGAATATGAACAGTATGATGGTACGCCAGCGGTCAAGAAGAAACGGGCGCAACGTAACAAAGCTCGTCGAATTATGGAGCAGGCTGGGCTTGTCCACAAAGGCGTTGGCAAAGATGTTGACCACAAAGTCCCTTTATCTAAAGGCGGAAAAACGGTACGCAGCAATCTTGCGGTTAAAACTGCAAAGAGCAATCGCTCGTATGCAAGAAACCCAGACCACTCGGTAAAAACTAAACATGGAAATAGTAAATAACAAAGCAATAGTGATTACTACAAGAAGACCCAATCTTGTAACTGAGTGCATTCCCAAAAGCGAAATCATTGAAACCAACGGCGACCTTCACAAGGTTGCTGTTCGGTGGGGTTTAGAAGAAGCCCAAGCGCTGACAAAACTTAAAATTAAAAACGTACCGTCCCCCATACAAAGAGACTACAAATGGCCTGGGCTTTACAAACCCATGGATCACCAAAAAGAAACGGCTAATTTTTTAACCCTTAACAAACGTGCATTCTGCTTTAATGAGCAGGGCACTGGTAAAACTGCTTCGGCTATATGGGCTGCCGACTACCTTATGGAAACAAAGCGGGTGTTCCGTGCGCTTATTATTTGCCCCTTATCTATCATGCAGTCTGCTTGGCAAGCTGATCTATTTAAGTTTGCAATGCACCGCAAAGTCGGTGTAGCCTACGGCGACAGAGACAAACGCAAAGCCGTGATTGAAAGCGAAGCACAGTTTGTAATCATTAACTACGATGGCGTGGATATCGTTGCCGACGATATTGCAAAGCAAAATTTTGATTTAATTATCGTTGACGAAGCTAATGCTTACAAGACTATTACCACCAAGCGTTGGAAGACCCTCAATCGCATCCTGACCCCCCGTACATGGTTATGGATGATGACTGGTACACCAGCAGCACAAAGCCCCACGGACGCATTTGGGTTAGCTAAGATGGCAGTGCCCGACAATGTGCCTAGATTCTTTAGCGCTTTCCGTGACCAGACCATGGTGCAGATTACCAAGTTCAAGTGGCTACCCAAGCCTGACTCAGATAAAACTGTATTTAATGCACTGCAACCAGCAATCCGCTTCAGAAAAGAAGATTGCTTAGACCTACCGGAGGTTACATATGTTTCTCGGGACGCCCCCCTTACTGCGCAACAGGCGAAATACTACAAAACGCTCAGAGACGAATACCTTATGGCGGCGGATGGCGAAGAGGTTAGCGCCGTTAATGCTGCGGTTAAGATCAATAAGCTCCTACAAATATCAGGGGGTGCCGTTTATTCTGATACTGGTGCTGTTGTTGAATTCGACGTTAGTAATCGCCTACGTGTTATTGAAGAAGTAATTGAAGAAGCCAGTCATAAGGTACTTGTCTTTGTTCCGTTCACACATACAATAGAACTGCTCAGAGAATATTTGAGAGGGGCGGGTATTACCTGCGAAGTTATTAACGGACAGGTTCCCGTCAACAAGCGAACTGAGATATTTAAACGATTTCAAGAGCAAGTCGAACCAAAGGTACTTTTAATACAACCTCAAGCTGCTGCACACGGAGTCACACTAACTGCTGCTGATACTATTATTTGGTACGCTCCAGTGACATCCATAGAGACTTACTTGCAAGCTAATGCACGTATTAACCGTCAAGGTCAAAAGAATGCGATGACCATTGTGCATATTAAGGGTAGTCCCGTAGAGACTCGGCTATACAATATGTTGCAAAATAAGTTGGATGTCCACACTAAGATTATTGATTTATACAAACAAGAAGTTGACGATAAATAGTTGACAAAGTAAAGTTGTAGTTGTAATATTGATTAACGGGCATAGACCCGATATTTAACAAGGAAGATGAAAATGAATGATGCCGAAGCGGTAGTACAACCCGTCACCGATGTAGACAAACTGGTCAAGATCTATATCAAAATACGTGACACCCGTGACCAATTACGTCGTGAACTAGAAGAGAAAGAGGCTGACCTCAATGAGCAGCTGTCTTTAATTGAACAAGAAATACTTGAACTTTGCAAACAGACAAACGCCGACAGTATCAAAACCAAGCATGGTACTGCGATGCGTAGCGTCAAAAGCAAATTCTGGACAAGCGATTGGGAGAAGTTTTATGAGTTCTTGCATGAGCATAAAGCCCCTGATCTGCTTGAGAAACGCATTCATCAATCCAATATGAAGCAGTTTTTGGAAGAGAATCCGGACTTGCATCCCGCCGGTTTAAATGTGGAACGCACATACGCTATTACTGTTAGGAGAAGCAAATGAGTAACGTCGCCTTATTTAATAACCAACTGCCCGACTATCTTAAGGAAGTCGAACTTGATGATGTAACCAAAGCCCTATCGGGTGGCGGTTCGCAAATTAAGCGCATAGCGCTTGGCAATAATAAGTTCGTGCTTAAAGTTGACGGCACAGAAGTGTCCAAGACTAATACCGACAAGCTAGAAGTTGTTATTGTTAACGCTTCCAAGCATATCTCGAGAACATTTTATGCAAAGGCATGGGACCCCAAAGCCGATGCAGCACCGCCTGATTGCTGGTCTAACGATGGTGAGAAACCCGACCCATCTATTAAGTCACCACAAGCATCAGCATGTGCTAACTGCCCTCAAGATATTAATGGATCAGGTCAGGGTAATACCAAAGCATGCCGTAAGAACCGTCGTATTGCAGTAGCATTGGCGGCTGATTTAGATGGCGACGTCTATCAAATGACCTTGCAATCCAAGTCTATTTTCTATGACATGAAAGACCCTGGTGATTTAGACCACATGCCATTTAA